TGGGTAGAAGAAGGTGAGAACTGCGCTAGATTGATGCCTTCTATTGAAACAGTTAAGAAAAGAACCAGTTACTTAGACAATATGAATAATACAGAAACACAGATGGCTTGGATTGCATTAAAGTATCCAGAAGAAGATTGGGAGTTCTGGTTAAAAGAAAGGAGAGTTATATAACCCCTTATCGGATAGATTAACATGGCATATAAGAACAGACCGTATCAATATTTACTAACCTTTCCCAAAGGAACAAAGAACAGTTGGGATGAGTTTAGTAAGATAGCTAAAGAACAGGGTCGGCCGATCTCTGAATTAGCGAGACAAGTAATTAGATCATATGTAAGAGATTGGATGAAAAAAAGCCATGAGGAAAATACTAATGAAGATTAAACTTGTAGATCCTGAAACATTAAAAAGTGCAGCTTACAATCCTAGACAAATTACTAGAGACGAACTTAATAAATTAATTAAAAGTATAAAGCAGTTTGGTTTTGTAGATCCAGCTTTAGTTCGTAAACACGATAATATGATAGTAGGCGGTCATCAAAGAGTAAAGGCTGCTTTAGAATTAGGACTTAAAGAGATACCAGTAGTATTTTTAGATATAACAGAAAACGATGCTAAACTTTTGAACGTAGCCTTGAATAAAATAAGCGGCGACTGGGATGAAGATAAACTTACAGAGTTATTAGCCGAGCTTAAGTTTTTTGATGATGTGGATGAGTTACTTACTGGGTTTGATGAAGATGAGCTTGATCAACTACTTGCCGATCTAGAAGAACCTAAAGAGGGTTTAACAGATGAGGATGCTATACCTGATCAAGTAAATACTATATGTAAGGAAGGTCAGTTATGGCAGTTAGGCGATCATAGACTATTATGTGGTGACTCTACTAAAGAAGGTGACTTAGATCGCTTGATGGATGGTTATAGATCAGATATGGTATTTACCGATCCACCCTACCTTATGGATTTTACAGGTAGTGTACATGCTGACGGTACTAAATCGCATAATGCTAATTACAAAGATATAAAGAACGATAACTTAACAAAAGAAGAAGCTGATGCTTTTTTGGATGCTATCCCTAAAAATATATCAAAGTATAACACAGGAGCTTATTATATTTGTTTTTATCGATTAGGATTAGACTTACTGTTTAAAGCACTTAACGATAATAAATTAAAATATAAAGCCTTGATCATATGGAACAAAGGAAACCATACTTTAAGCAATAGTGATTATATGAGTCGTTATGAACCTATAGTTTATGGTTGGACTAAGGTACATAATTTTTACGGTAAAAAAGGTTCTTACGATATATGGGATATAGATCGTACTAAAAAAAATGATTTACACCCTACTATGAAACCAGTAGAGTTATGTAAAACAGCAATAAAAAACTCTTCTAAAAGAGATCAAATAGTATTAGATTTATTTTTAGGCTCAGGTTCTACAATTATTGCAGCTGAAACTTTAGGCCGTAAATGTTATGGAATAGAGATAGATCCACATTATTGTGATGTAATAATTAAACGCTGGGAAGATTTTACAGGACAGAAAGCGGAGTTGTTAGATGGTACGCTATGATGACAGTGTTAAAGATGAAGCTAGAGCGTTATATTTACAGGGTTTAGGATATAAAACAATAGCCAATAAAATAAAAGAACAATATAATAACTCAGTAGCTCATAACACAATTAAACGCTGGGCTAAACAAGGTGACTGGCAAAACTTATTAGATAAACAAAGAAAAATAGTAAAGCAAGAAACTGCAAGCAACAGCACCCGTTCTACTATAAAGAATATTAAAACGCTACAAGCCGTGCAATCTAAGTTTATATCTCAGCTAAAAACTAGTAGTTATGAAATAAGACCTTATGAGATGGTTTCAGTTATTAGATTGTTATCTACTTTAGAAGGTGCTAAGGATCTACAGGATGAGTTAGTTCAAGAGGTTGCACATAAATTACCAGAGGCTATGAAAAAAGCTAAGATCCCACAAAAACAAATAAACTTAGTGATCAGGTATTGGGTAGAAATGATCAGAGAAATGGAGTAGGGTGCGCTTATATAACCTTAGTTTATAGTAAAATATGGATTATCCTGATGATGTTACTATTTTATCATACGGCGGCGGAACTAATAGTACAGCTCTATTGTTAGAATGGGTTAAACGAGGTTATAGGTTAGATGCTGTAATATTTGCAGATACAGGATCCGAGCAGCCTAAAACGTACGATTTTATTAATAAATATATTAAGCCATACTGTAAAGAAAATAAGTTACCTTTTCATACTGTTAAATATACTGTAGGTGAAAGAGCCAGAGGAGTAAAAGAAGGTGAGTGGGAAGCTGATCAGGAGGTAGCAATTTATGACTGGTATAAGTACATGAAAATATTGCCATCTATAAAGGATCGTGGATGCACTGATAAATGGAAAATACAGCCAATAAAGAAGTTAATCAAAAGTAAATATCCTGATAGTATTCAACTTATAGGAATAGATGCAGGTGAGACTAAAAGGGCGCAGCGTACTAGAGACCCACAGACAGGGGAGTGGGTGTACTTATATCCAGATAAGCGTTATCCTTTGATCGACTGGAATGTAGATCGTAAAGGCTGTTCAAAAATTATAAAAGATCATGGTTGGCCTAGTCCTGAAAAGTCAGGCTGTTACTTTTGTCCATTTCAACCAGCTAAAAACTGGACTGAGTTGTACAACGTAAGTCCCGATCTATTTAATAAAAGTTTAAAGCTAGAAGTGGAAAATAGAAACTTTCCTAGAATGACACTTATGACTTCAGGCCCTAAACGATTAGATTGGTTTAAAAAAGGATTAGACACGCAGACTTCATTGTTTGATTTTAGTGATGATAATCATATTCCCTGTGCTTGTTATGATGGTTAATTATGTTTAGAATTTGCGACAGTGAAACTGGAGAAGTAATATTTGAAACTGATAATATACAAGAGTTATCTGATTATTTGTATGACCAAGATCCTAAGTATCTTACAGTTAGTGTAAATGAGGAACACGTTAAAAAATGGCAGAAATCGAAGGTATAGAACAATTTACACAGCATCTACTTAGTAAAGGTTTATTAGAAGAAGATTTAGACTTTATAGAGTTTGCTAACGATGTATTAAGTGATTTTATGCGTCAAGAGCCTAGTAAATATGTTCCATTAGGTGATATGCATAAAACGTGGTTAGAGACTATAAATAAAAATAAAAACTATGTAGGAATAATGTGCGCTAGGGGTCATCTTAAAACCACATTTACTTTAACGTATTGTGCTTATATGATGCATAAATACCCAAATTACAGGGCGTTATATGTTTCAGCTACTTTAGATCAGGCTATAGACAAAATGGAACAGTTTGAAGAATTATGTAGGCGTTCATGGCGTTTAAATAATTTCATTAAAGGTAAAGAAGACGGTGGTTCTTGGCGGAAAGGTGCTAAACAATTTAACAACGGTGGTAGAATAAGAGCGGCATCTACGGGTAAAGCCCTCGAAGGTCCTCACGTTCATTTAATTATTTTAGATGATATATTAGAAGAGTTTCCAAGAATGTCTGATGTCGATATTATACATTTTATAAAAAGAGTTGTAATGCCTATGCGATTACCTGAAGGAAAAATATTATTAATTGGTACACAGAAAAGAATAGGTGATGCAACTGATTGGGTAAGGCAGAGCACAGATTGGGCGCACGTTTGGCATCCTGCTCTTGATCAAAATAATAATCCTAGATGGCCTGATTATTGGACTATGGAAAGGTTAGAAGCAGAAAGACATTCAATGGGGACTAGGGCTTTTGAATCTGAGTATTTATTAAATCCTTTAGATCCAGAAACCGCAGTTATACCTTTTAGTGTAATCGAACCTTGCTTAGATGCTGATCTAGGTTTTGAAGAGCCTTTAGAAGGTACAGATATTGTGATCGGCGTTGATCTAGCTGTAGGTTTAGACATAAGTAATGATGAGACTGCTTACACAGTTTTATCGTACGATCGTGATACAAAAACTAGGCACGTTTTATATCAATGGTGTGGTAAAGTTAAAGCAGAGGGAGCTGGCTGGTTAACAGCTCAAATAAACAATTTGGTATCTTTATCTGAAAAATATAACCCTAGTTTGATTATGGTAGAGACTAACGGGTTTCAGAGATTAGTAGCGCACGCAGCCAAAGATCTTGCTTCGCTACCTGTAGAAGGACATAGAACTGGATCAGAAAAACACCACGCACAAATAGGTATTCCTAGAATAGCATTAGCTTTAGAGCAGGGTCGTTATATTATTCCATACAATAAAAAAGTAAACAGGTCAGGGCCAATAGGTACTAAAAAATTAGTAGAAGGCTTGTCTAGACTTACGTGGGGTAAAAATGGCAAACTTGATGGTCATACTTCTGATGCAGTAATATCATTATGGATGTGTGAGTTAGCTATAGAAAAGATAGATAAGCGTGGGATCCGTGTTACTAGCTGGGAAAACTTTTAATGATGCACTTATATAACCCTTTATCATGCTATTTTACTATGAATAAAGGAAACACTTTAACAAAAGACGAATGGAAAGCTTGTATTGATTGTGAAGACCCAATAGGAAAACACAGCAATATTGGAGATGATAATGAGCGTTGCAGACATTGTTACAACAAACTTAAGTACGGAGTATCTGACATGAACAACTGTTTTCAAGGGTCAGTTATTACGATAGATTGATGAAGCGGCATAAGGCAGGATACAGTGAACGGACAACTCTTTGTGGATATGACTGCACAATTCAAGAATATAGGATCATGAAAAACAGGCATAAGAGTTTTGTAAACTGCAAAAAATGTTTGGAGTTAATTAAATGAGATGGAGATTTGATTGCTTTCTTTGCGGAGAGCGTTGGGAAGAAGAACATCGGCATCTAGAGAAGCATCACTTTATGTTTAGTGACAGTAATAAAAAAGAAGGAAGACCAATAGTAGATTGTTATAAATGTAAAATGGATATGATTTACACGCCGATCGTAGGAGATATGGTTGGCAATCGTTCTTGAAATTATAGCAGGTTTTGCTATGGCTGTATTGATCACGCTAATTTTGTGGGCTTTATACAGTTTAACTACTTTGAAAAGGCTTTGATGGATAAAGCTTATATAACCCTAACAATTGTGTATAATACCCACAAAGGGTAGGAAACAAAAATGAAACGAAAAACACACGACCATCACACTTGCCAAAATTGTGGCAGCTTTGCAAACGAATTGAATTATGGAGTTTGCTGTTTTTGCGAGGGTGAATAAATGGGTAAGACAACAGTTATAAGATTTATACCCGATCCTAAAGCATTTGCAAAAGCTTATGCTGAATTTATTAAACGCAAAAAAGAGAGAGGTGAAGAATGCAGTTAGTTTTATATCGTTGCGATGAATGCTATAGTCCCAAGATTCTAATGGAATCGGGATGGAGATGTTTAATGTGCGAGGAATAAAAGTGTTAACAACAGAGGAATGGCAGAATCAAATAAAGGAGGATATCAAAGATGGGTTTAACAAAGAAGCTGAATAAAGTAGAAGATTTAGTATTCCGTCATTTACAAGATCATGACGTTTGTAGAGATAACACTAAGTTTCTATATTATTCAGTTTTGCAGGAGTTTTACCGAGCCACTAGTTCTAAAGGTAGATTATGCGAAGAGGACAAGTTTTTATCTGATTTATATGATTTATTACACTATGCACCCTGTGATGAATCTATACAGCGATCCCGTAGAAGAATACAAAATAAACTTAAAATGCATCAATCATCTAAGGCAGTTCAAGCAATGAGAAAAAAAGTTGAAGATACATATTTTACCTGGTCTCAAGAAGATTAACAAAATATATAAAGGGTAGTGGCCATAGTCAATACCGATGACAAGTTCAAAGTCTAGAATTATCCATGAGAATTTTTTCAACTTTCACATAGTAGAGGGCTTGTCATCATAATGGCTCGACTCGAATTAAAAGGCATTGACAACCGAATCAGAGAAGACATAAAAGTATTAGCTAAAACGCATGGAGTCACTGTCGCTAAATTCTTAGAGCCTGCGATTAAAAATTACATATATCAAGCCGATAATAGAGAAAGGCTTATTAGAGCAAAGAGGTCTGACCCAGACTGGTAGCATGGGATTTTTTGACAGATTTAGGAGCAAGCCAAAAGGAAGTCGCGTTCAGGCTTACTTAGACAACAATCAAAATGAATTAGAAAAAGAGGCAAGAACTCCAGTATATGATATGGCTCCAGCAATGGGCAGTACAGGACCAATGCGTATTGATCCAATTTACAATTTACATCACTTAGAAGATTTAGCAACTAACTATTCACATTTACAAACTGTAGTCAACCGTATAGCTTCACAAACAGTAGCAAAAGGATATAGGTTAGAACAAACAGTTGAGAATCCTAGCGATGATCAAAAAACTTTATTAGAAAAAATATTAGTAGATCCAAGCGAAGGAGATAGTGATATTACTGGCGAAGAGTTTTGTAAAGCACTTATTAGACAACTCGAAGTTTTTGATGATGCTTGGGTTTCAGTTGTTTATGATTATGTAAAAGATGAATCTGGTAAAATACTAGGTAAACAAGTATCACAAGTATGGGTTGAAGATTCTAAACAGATGCGATTTAATACAGATCGATTTGGTAAGTTTCAAACTGAAAATAAATTTTGTCCGTCTTGTAGAAAAACAGCTGATGGTACAGCCTGTTCAGAATGTGGTACTAAATTAGAATTGGTAGCTTATACATTTGAGGATTCAGAAGGTGACATTCCTTTTGCAAGAGATGAGATCATACATTTTAATAAATATAGCACTACAGCTAGATTATATGGGCAATCGCCGATCGTAGGGCTTATGAAAAAAGTAGAAACTGCTCTTGCTATAGAAAATTATCAAAACAAATTGTTTAGATTAGAAAGACCTCCTAAAGGATTTTTAGATATTCCTAATCTAGATGAAACTGCATTAAATAGATTAGGAGAATATATTGCTGAAGAGACAAGACGCAATCCTAACTTTGTACCAATTATATCATCTGGTGAAGGGCAGTCAGGAGCTAAGTTTGTTACAATTATGCCTAATACAAGCGAATCAGCTATGATCCCATATATGGATAAAATAAATCAAGATATTAACTCAGCTTATGGAGTGATGCCTTTAGCAGTTGGCGATGTGTCTGGAGTAGGAGGATTAAATGCAGAAGGTGAGCAGTTATCCATGATGGATAGAACTATTGCAGAAACACAGGATGTTTTAGTAAAAGGTTTTTTTCAGCCATTAATAAATTTATTAAAAATAACAGATTGGAAAGTAGTATTCAATGATATTGATGAACGTAATGAGCAACAACATCTTGCTAATTTACAAGTTAAAGCTAATGTAATTGCTTCATTCCAGGCTGTAGGAATTACTGTAGATTTAGATGAAGAAGGAGAATTAATATTACCACAAACAGATTTCGCAAGTTTGCCAAC